AGTTTTACTGGAAAGTAAAGAAGCTCAATGCTGTTGGAGCACCTGCAACGACCAAGCAAGAAGACACCCGAGAGGGTGAAGCGATGGTCTGAACTTACAGGCGACTGTAAGAAGCAAACAGTAAAAGTTTGTGATAACATAATTGGATTATGTAACACTGACCGATCTATTAGTGTTCACCACTCTTGATCCTATTTTGACAGAAACTGCAGAGGTTCTTGGAATTCAGTATCAGCAAACCATAGAACGGATATGTAGAGACACACTAATTGCTACTACTACTAAACAGTATGCTTCAACTGCTGTTTCAACAATAACAGTTACTGCTGCAATGAAAATTACCAAAGCAGAAGTTCAAGAAGCAGTAAGAACACTAAAACTTCAAATTGCAAGGAAGATTACTTCTCAGATTGATTTCTCTACTGGCTTTAATACTAGTCCTATTGCCACTTGTTATATTGGTATCTGCAGTCCGAACACCACCTATGACTTAAAGAACATTCCTGGATTTGTCAGAGTTGAAGAGTACGGGCAAAAGAAAGCAATGGAAGGCGAAGTTGGAGCTTTAGATGAAGTCCGTTTTGTTGAAACTACTGAAGCTTATGTTAGTACTTTAGCTGCAGGTGGAGGCGGAGCTGGAGGAATTGATGTCCATAACACTCTTATTCTTGGAGCTGATGCTTATGGAATTACTAGAATTTCGGGAGAAGCTGTAAAGAATATTATTAAACCGTTAGGTTCTGCTGGAGCAGCCGATCCATTGAATCAAAGGCAAACTTCAGGATGGAAGGCAACTTTTGTTGCTAAAATCTTGAATAGCCAATGGATTCTTGCTATAGAACACGCGGTATCTTAGTAACTAATTTGTAAGAGCTGGGTTTTAACCCCCGGCTCTTACTATATGATTATGACCAAAAAAGAAACTCCGATTGCGAAAAAAAACACTGCCTCTTTGCGAAAGATGGCCAGGGAACAGGAAATAGAGGGTTGGGAAGATATGGAGCGAGAAGAACTTATTGTTGTTCTTTCAGGAACAGAAACTCCAGAACCTAAACCTGAAGTTAAACCTGAACCCATACCTCAATTAGCTGTTGATCCAAAAGCTTCTATTAAGCCAAAACCGTTAGCTGAAGGTGTTACAGAAGGTCATGTGCCGATAGGAAGTAAAGCGGAACGAATGAGAGAACATCTTGCCAAACAACTAAAGGTGAGAATTCTTATTCCTACTGAACCTAAAGAAAAGCCGGGAATGACTGTACCTGTAATTCTGAATAGCTATAGGCTCAATATTATGAAAGGAGTGTATGTAGATGTACCCGAGCAAGTAGCTGAGATTATTATGAAATCTCAGAAGCAAACGATGGCAGCTTTAAATAATCCTCTTAATCTTTCAAACTCCGATCATCCGAAGAAAATGAGCGGGGAAGGATTAGGAAATCTTGATGCGTAAAGTCGAATAATCAATTATTAATTTAATCTCTTAAAAAAATGGACAATTCACAATTTGGAAGGTCAAATCAAAACTTGATGGATATTTTAGAGAAGTATCCTATAACAGGTGCTAGCGGTGCCGGATTAGCGATAGGGAGTGATACTGCAAAAGTTAAAACCGCTACTGCTATTTATTATTTTATTGGTGGAAAGCTTTATACATTAGCTGCTACCGATGATCTAATTACATTATCAGGAACAGTCCATAATTCAGGTACAGTCCTTGATATGATTAATGTTTTTGTATTTAGTGTTGATTATGCCGGAACTGTAACTGCGACAATGGGAACTGAAGCTCTTGCTTTAGCAGATGTTGTTTTTCCTGTTACTCCGGTCGGTGAAGTAGTAATTGGATTCCTTATTATAGATTTGGGAACAGGTGCAGGAAGCAATGATTTCGTTGGTGGTACTACCGCTCTTGATGATGGGACTGTTGTTCCAAGTGCTGTTTATATTGACTCTGTTGCCCCAATGAGATTTGGTAGTTAGAAGTTTGCGTAAAATAAAAGGTCGAGCGATTATTAATCGTTAATCAAGTAAGTATCAGAGAACGACACTCTTCTATGGTATTTGCTTAAAACAAAATGAACAAATTTAGTTCAAATTTAGCCCTTGCTGTTCGTGAAATAATGAAAGACCCTGTTTTTTTACAGAGGTTGAAATATGACACGAATGGAAAGATTTTTTGGGCCTATAAAGCGAGTGATCCCGGGTATGTAGAATTTGTAGCACATCACCCTGATTATTCCGATGGAACTCCTGCTGTTTATACAACCATAGCGGCCGGTTATGCTGCTATGACAAGCAACCAAAACGATGTCCTTCTCATTAACGCAAATGCGGAATGGAGTGAGGCTATGTTGACTGTAAGTAAAAACAGATGTCATTTTATTGGAATGGATGGGGGTGGTAGAAAGAACTCTCAAGGAGCAAGATTCGCAACTCCTGCTACAGATGTAGCAGCCAGTGTAGCTGTTGTTTCAAACTCTGGAACAAGGAATACTTTCAGAAATATGAAGTTTATCCAGCAAGGAACTAATGTAGCTCAGACAAGCGGAGTTATTGACACTGGAGAAGGAACTTATATGGAGAACTGTGAAATGGAAGTGAATTCAATTCTTGGAACTAAAACGCAAGGATTACTGTTTAAGGGAGATACTTGTCATTACAAGAGTTGTCAGATTGGTAATTCTACTGTATTTCACACCATTGCTTATGCTCCGTTGACGATTCAAACTCCAGCGAGATATTCTTACTTTGAGGATTGTACGATAATTGCTTATAGTGATCAAACCACTCATTCTTGTATTGATGCTCCTGATGCAAACAGTATTATTGGCTGGATTCATTTCAAGAATTGTTCTCTCATAAATGCTTCTTTGGGAGATGGTGCAACTGCCGGTGGAGCAATGGCTGAAGCAGTTACATCTGTTTGTACTTCAGGTTATCTGTTATTTGATAACAGATGTACTTGTTATAATGCTGTGATATTTGCAGAACTTGATGCTTCTATCTTGAATGCTGCTCCTGTTGGTGCTGCTACTGCTGGTGGTGGTGAAGCTGTTCCTGGTGTCTAGACTTCTTGTGGTTTTAAAATTGGGTTCGACGGAAGTAATTGAAGGGGAGGTTATTTCTCCCCTTCAGCCCAAACTTAAATAATTAAAATAACTAATTATTATGCCTAAAAATTCAAATGAATACGACAGAGAAAGGTCAAAATAATAAAAATAATTAAGATTAAAATTATGTTGAATTCTATAGAAGAAATATCTTTGAATGCTGTAACTGCTGATAGTAATGGAACTCCTGTAAATATAGAGGGTCGTAAAAGGGTTGGTATTCAGTTGGAGTGTGCGGATCATACTTCTGGCAATGGTGTATTTACCTTTGAAGGCACTATTGACGGTACAAATTGGGTAGCGCTTAATATGATTATTGATAATGTTGCAAATGCTACCGCAGATAATCCTACCAGAGTTGCCACAAAGACATTGAATTCTGATACTACTATCTTATTGTGGCTTGATGAGTTTCTTGCTTTGAAAGCAATAAGAGTGGTTGTTGATGTAACTACGGATGGAATATATACAGCAACTGTAATAGCAAGTGAGTAATTAATTAAAATATGAGTAGTTTACCCGAACGCAGAGACGCCAAGGGAGAGCTTATCCCGAGAGATACCGTAATGTATGATGTGAAGATGAGAGGCTATGATCGTTCTTTTTGGAAAACTCTTGATGGCGCTCCTGCAATTGTAGCTAATAAAATAAGGATGAATGTAGATGAAGTTGCTTCTTACTACCAATTCTTATTTAGGACTATTGAGTTCGCGGTAAATGTGCCGGCAGTTCCTACTGTTGGAGATACGAGGAAAATTGGATTGATAAATCCTTCAGCTCTTACTAGGGGATCGATATATTTTGAGATTACCGGAATTACTTTCAGGGCAGTTTCTTACGATGATGATGGAAATGTAGAAACAACTACTCTTGCTTGGTCAGGTGAAGGAACGGAAATAAAAATAATACAATTAAACAATTAAAAGAATTTTTATGACAGGTACAGAATTAGCTTCACTTATAAATTATAGATGTAAAACAAATACAACGACTTTTCCAGCCGCTGATATGTTAGTTTTGGTAAACTTAATGAAAGATGAACTTGCTTCAAGAATTCAGCAGGTCAGGCAGAAAGTATGGAATATCCCTGCCGTAGATGATTTAGTGTTAAACCAAAGAGAATATGCTTTTCCGGATGATGTCCTGAATAGCATAGTGAGTTTGGAATTGAAATTCACGGCTACCGGAAAGTATGTGTTGGCAGAACCACTGGCCCGGCGACATTATAAAGATACTCTTGAAGAATCTAAAATAATAAATAATTTTGATAATTTAAACCCGAGATATTTTTTAAGGCGCAAAGCAATCTATATTCTTTCAGGAGCAATTATTACTGTTATTGATGGAATTAAATTAGTATATAATTCTTTTCCGGCAGACTTAGCTAATTTAACCGGCACTGCTGATTTATCTATTGATCCTTCAGATACAACTCATGGATTTCCAAGAGAGTTTCACGAACTTTGGGCCAGAAGAACAAGTATTGAGTATAAAGATGCTAATAATAAAAAATTAAGTCAAAAGGAATTAGAATATGATAAAGATTTGGAAAAAGCGTTAGATGATTTTTCGATTGTTGATTTAAATAGAAAAGTAATTGCTTCATTACCTTCGGGTTCTGAAAGAGGAGATAATGGGGCAGATTATTAAAAGGTCGTAATCAAAATAAAATTAAATTAATAAAATTATGGCAGTAACAGTAGTAGTTTTCAACAATTTTAAGCTCAAACAATTTAATGGAAATGCGATAGATTTAGACACTGATACCATTAAAGTAGCTTTATTTAAATCTGATTATACTCCAGACGTTGCTCACGATTTCTTTGATGATATCGTTGGTGGTGGCACAGAATGTTCTGGAACTAACTATACACAGGGAGGTGTTGCATTAGCAAATCCAGCGTTTTCAGGAACTACAACAGTTTTGTTTGACGCAGATGATACAGAGTGGACTGGTGCAACTATAACAGATGCCAGATATGGAATTGTCTATAAAGATACAGGAAATGATGCTACTTCTCCTTTAGTAGGATACATAGATTTTGGCGAGAA